AATGCAGATAAATGGACAACAGCCCGTACCCTAACACTCTCAGGTGATGCTTCTGGTTCTGTCTCTTGGGATGGCTCTGCTAATGCTACACTAAGTGTGACGGTGGCTGATGATAGTCACAGCCATAGCAGCTACATCACAAGTAATGCTAATGACGACGTGACAGGCAACACAGAATGGCAGGATAACTATCAGATTCGTCTTGGCAACGGTGCAGACTTCCGTATGTGGCATAATGGTACTGACACCTATTTCCGCAACTACTTACATGCAACTGGGAGTTTTTACTGGCAAGGCGAGGGCACAGGCGGGGTCAACCACAACCTCATCTCTATGCATAACGATACGACAACGCCTTATGTTCGTTTGTATTATGACAGTAATGTTGTGTTGGAAACTGTTAGCGGCGGTATAAATATTGCAGGTAACACTGCATGGCATGCTGGCAATGACGGTTCTGGTTCTGGCTTAGATGCAGATTTGCTTGATGGCATCCAAGGTAGCAGCTTTTTGCGGAGTGATGCCAATGACACGTTTTCAGGAACATTAGATGCAGGTAATAGTCTTACAGCAGCTTACCGTTTCGATGGCAGGGGTTTCTCTTGGAATTCCGCAATGCAAACACCGAGCACTCATATACCACACATTATGCAGCAATCCTACGGCGGATGGGATCCAGTAATTGGTATAAAAACAACAGATGGTTTCTGGCAATTTGGGGCGTATTCTTCGAACACATTGCATCTTGGGTACATGGCAGGTGCTTTTGGGTCGCACTCGACAAATGCTTTTGATAATTCCTTAACCATTTCACCGTCCACAATGACCTTTAATGGTTATACCATATGGCACGGAGGCAACGACGGCTCTGGCTCTGGCTTAGATGCTGATAGGCTGGACGGGTATCATGCCAGCACAACCCGCGACGCGCCGCAGACTGTCCCTGTGCGTGACAGTAGTGGTTACTTACAGCTTGGCTGGATCAACACAACATCAGGGCAAACTACTAACACCATCGATAGAATTTACGCATCTAACGACACCTATCTTCGTTATATCACCCCAGCCACGTTAGTATCTCAGCTTGGCCTGTGGACATCTGGCAATGACGGTTCAGGCTCTGGCCTAGATGCTGACAAGGTGGATGGTGTGCATGGTAGTAGCTTCATTCGTAGTGATGCTGCTGACAATGTAAGTGCAAACACCGAGTGGCAAGACAACTACAAAATTCATTTAGGAAACGAAGCAGACTTTGGTATGTACTTCAACGGGTCGCATACTTACTTCATAAACTACAATCATTCTAATGGTAATATCTACTTCCAAGGTGAGGATACGGAAGGTACGAACCATGCGCTACTCTACATGTTTACTAACACATCTAGGCCTTACACAGTACTATACGAAAATGGTGGAGAGTGTTTACGTACAACCTCTTACGGTGTAGAAATATCTGGCGAGCTTAGAGCTTCAAGTAACATCATAGCGTATTACTCAGATGAACGTTTAAAAACTAAAGTTGGTGGTATTGAGAACCCCTTAGATAAAGTTAAATCTTTAGAGGGCTTCTACTATTTCGAGAATGATATAGCTAAAGACCACGGCTTCAACAATAACGAGAAACAAGTAGCTCTATCTGCGCAAGCTGTACAAGAGGTTATGCCAGAGGCTGTAGACCTAGCCCCATTTGATACAGCTACAGATGAGGAAGGTAATATTTATTCTAAGTCTGGTAAAGAGTACCTGACAGTAGACTATGCAAGACTTGTACCTTTGCTTGTTGAGTCCATCAAGGAGTTAGAAAAGCGTGTTGCAGAGTTGGAGGCTAAGCAATGACACTTCAGACTACTGGTGCTATAAGTCTTAATGACTTGCATATTGAGGCGGGTGGAACCTCAGGTACTCAGGTGTCTCTAAATGATGCTGACATTATCAAGTTGTCTAACCCTCACAATCCTTGGCCAGCGGGTAGTGAAAGGCGTATGAGTCAGTTCTATGGGCAGAGAACTTTATTGAACAATCCTTTTGTTCTTATTATGCAGGTGTCTGGGCAAGAAGATGCCTGGAGACAGTTTCAATGTAACTATGGGTCTTCAACAGAATCTTCATTTCCTGCCCCTAGTGGTTTTCAACCTACCCCTTGGAAAGAACCCATATTTCAATATAACCTAAATGAGCTTGTAGGTAGAACAGGTCGTCTTCTATTTATATATCAAAACGGAGGAACTGGAACTTCGTATGAAGGCGATATACAAATAGATAACATTACAATAAATGGTATTCAAGGGGATACAGCAGCCACTAACTACAGCTGGGAAAGTAGTAGCGAGTCTTGGCAAACAGTTGCTAAAACTTCTAGTACCCCTTCCTCGCAAGACGTATGGGCCCTTTACGATGACTTTACTTGGAGTACGGTAAGTGGCTCTTTAGCTAACTATAGGTTTGTTAGAGATGCGGGTGGCACAGGTTCTGCAAATACAGGTAGAACGGATGCCTCAGATGGGTCTTACTATATGTATGCTGAAACCTCAGGATCGTCCACCCTTAACAGCTACTACTTTTTAAGATCACCTGAATTAACATTTGGATCAGGAACCCCAGAAACTAACTCTGCACATGACGGAGGCGGGACAGGACAAATTGAGATTTTCTTTAACGTTGCAAGATTAGGTAGTAACATAGGTACCTTAAGGTTATACTTTGTTGAGTCGGGGCATGGGACTGCTTACTCTAGGGTTTCAACTAATACGAAAACTATGACACCCTCTGCCAGATCAGTAAGCAAAGGTATCGTAACACTAAACTTTCCTTATACTCAAACAAACATGACAGACATTTGGGGCATTATGTTTGAAGACGTTTCAAATGCACAGGTTTTAAAAGATTACCCAAACACAATACAAGTTAAATTAGACCCCGCTGACCTTACAAGCCCTATTAATAGTATAGGTTTTACTTATCAAAATGCCACTAGAACCGCCACTTATACAATGGCGTCTGGTGAGGTACGTTTAAGACCTTTTGATTATATTAGAATATATCTAAACAATAAAGAGTTACTGGAGTTTATTCCTAGCGGATGGAAGAATGACATTGGTTATGCTGCTCAGCTTTATAGCAGAGCTGTTATAAATCAAGATAACTACGACTCCACTATTACCACAGCATCGTCTTATGCTTTCGAAATAGGGTACACCTAATATGTATACGTATGCTAACTTCCACGAGGTAGACTACGACTTGGTGCGTAAGTGTGTAACAGACGGTATGACTCAAGCAAAATCCTCTGTTGCTTACAAACACGGTGAGAATGCTTCTGATGAAGAAACTTTAGCTTACTGGACTAGGGTCGTATCCTTAAATCACCAAGAGCCTAATGCTGTTTTTACTGTGGGGTACTACAACGGTGACCCTATAGCTTTTACATCAGGTCTAATTAACGGAACTACATATGTGGCAGATATAGGCTTTTGGGCTAACATAAACGGCACACGCTCTTATGTAACACGTGTTGAATGGTGGCATACTTTTACAGACTGGTTAAAAGAGCAAGGATACACAGAGTTGCAAATGCCTGTTTATGTAGACTCTACTGCTTTGCGATGCTATGAAATAATATCTACTAAAATAAAATACGAAGCTGAGATAGAAGAAAACTTAGACTCTTTTGAAAAGATTAAAACATTTAGAGTGTATCTAGGGGATTAAACATTGTTAGGTTTTAGCACATTCTCTGAGGTACCCTTTTCTCAAGCTACTACTTCTGCAGCAGCTAACGCTTTTGTAAGCACTGTTTTGTCTACAGGGTTTATTAGTGCTTTAGACTATGATGCCCAAGCTATAACTACACTAGCAAGTACATCTGCTTTATTTTCTTTAGACATTGAGTTTGATGCTAAAGCCTCAACAGAGGTAGTTGCTGTCCTTTCGTCTATGTCTATCAATGACGTTCTGTTTGATGCTAAAGCTAACATAACGCCCAGTGCAGCTACAGCCAGCTTTACAGCTAATGACTTAGACTTCGACGCTAAAGCTAATGTTTCAACATCTGTAGTTACAGCTTCGTTTGACATTAACGCAGTAGACTACGATGCTCAGGCTAATACAACACTAGCAGCAGCTACAGCAAGTCAGACTGTAGAAGACGTAACGTTTATAGCTGAAGCTAATACAACTTTACCTGTCACTACTGCTACGTTTACAGCAGAAGACTTAGACTATGATGCTAAAGCTGCAGTTAATATTAGTGCTGTAAGTACTTCAATAAACGTAAACAGTATTGACTTTGACGCTCAAGCGAGTATAACTTTAGGAACTACACTAAGCACTCTTGACATAGAAGACTTTGCCTCTGTAACAGGTATTGCCAATGTTACTCTAAGTTCTCAGCTAGTCGAGTTCACTAACGGTGGTGTTACAGGTGACGGTGTTCTATTTGACTTCCAGCGGTATGCTGATGCGTATGACAGAAACAGAACCCTTTACCTAGTTTCCTTTGATAATAACAAGACAGCACATGTCGTCACAGAGGACAGAACTTTGTACGTAGTTTCTACGGATACAAACAGAACGGTGCATGTCACGCCAGAAAATAGAACAGTTTATATTGAAAAGATGGACACGAATTACACTGTCCATATTGTAGCATAAGGACACCGCATGTCTTACAAATGGCCTGATAAAGATGAAGATGAAACGTTAGACTACAGTATAGACTGGTCTAGGTTTTTAGGTACTGACCAAGTTAGTTCTGCTACTTGGTACGTTGATGACGCAGACGGTGTTAAGACTGAGGCTGTGAATAACACACCTATTAACGGTTTGATTGTTCTGTTTGCGGGTACTACTATTAGTAACGGTAAAGTTACAACCGTAAGGCTAAGTGCAGGGACTAATAATATTCGCTACCGTATTACCTGTAAGATTTCTACTACAGTGGGTTTAACTTATGAGAGATCAGTCTTCCTAAGAGTGAGGGAGAAGTAAGATGGCTTACGATTATATTGGTCTAGTAAATGATATTAACCGCCGCCTTAACGAGGTTGAAGTAACTACTGCGAACTTTGCTGCAGCAGCTGGGTTTTACAGCTTTGCTAAGGACGCTGTTAACAGTTCTATTCGTCATATTAATCAAGAAGAATACAACTGGCCTTGGAACCACGTAGAAGAAACTGAGGTTCTTCTTCCTGGGGAAGTTCGCTACAGTATGCCTTACGATGCTAAAACTGTAGATATGAACTCTTTTAGAATTAAAAGAGATGCTAGCTTAGATGTTGAAACTATTAAACTAAAAATTATTCAGTACGAAGAGTACCTTGACAAATACGCTGATTTTGAGTATAACTCTAATACATCAGTAAGATCAGTTCCTAGGTTTGTTGTTAGGGCACCAAGCAGGGACTTAATCTTTTATCCCTCCCCAGATAAAGCTTATGAAGTAGTCTACGAATACTACCGTACTACTTACGATCTTGAGCTACATGATGATGTCCCTAACGTCCCTGAGCAATACAGGTATGTGATTATTGATGGGGCTATGTTCTATGTCTACCAATTTAGGGGGGACACACAAGCAGCACAGATTGCTGAAGCTAAGTTTAACCAAGGCTTAAAGAACCTTCGTGGCTTACACATCAATAGAACAGAATATGTTAGAGACTCACGAGTAAGATTCTAATGGCTACACAATGGCAGACATTCCCCATCGAATTCCGTGGTGGGCTTATTTCTAACATGAGTCCTCTTCAGCAGGGGACTAATGCTGTTGGTTCAGCCACTATCCTACAGAACTTTGAGCCTAACAAAGAGGGTGGGTACTCTAAAATAAAAGGGTATACAAAGTTTACTGATACTGTTGTTCCAGGGTCAGGAAATGTTTTAGGTGTAAAAGTTGTTAATGCAACCAAGGCAATAGCTGCAAGAAAGAATGCCAGCAACGTCACAGAGTACCACACAACCACAGGGAGTACTTGGACATCTCTGGGGTCTGCTTCAGCTTTAGGCAGCAGAGTAAGACACGCTGAGTATAACTTTAACAACAACAGAACTTTTGTTTTTGTAGATGGTGTGAACTATCCTATCACTGTGGATGAGAATGACACCTTTACAGAGTTTACGTCTAGCATTAGCCCTGACCTTGAGGGTGCAGAACACGTAGTTTTGTATAAAACTCTACTTTGTTTTTCTAAAGATAACTTCTTGTATGTAAGTGCACCAGATCAACCTACAACTTTTAGTGCTGGTTCTTTAGCTGAAGTTTATAACTTTAGAGATCAGATCACGGGCCTAGCTGTCTTTCGTGAACAGCTTATTGTATTTACTAAGAACACCATTCAAAGACTAGTAGGTTCTAGTAGTGCTGACATCACACAAAGCCCTATCACTAGCAACATTGGTTGTATCGACGGGGATACAATACAGGAAGTCGGTGGTGACATCATGTACTTATCTGACGATGGTGTTAGACTTTTAAGTGCTACTGACCGTATTGGTGACTTTGGGTTGGAAGTACCCTCTGATATTATTACACAGGATGCTAGAAAATTTATTACTTCGTCTAATGAATTTACTTCAGTAACCTTAAAGAAAAAAGCGCAGTACAGAATATTTAGTTTTATTGAAAGTCAGCAAGCAAGTGGTGCTCAAGGTCTTTTAGTAACTAAGTTCTCTTCACAAGGTGCCTCTGGGCTAGCCTGGGCTAAAACAAAAGGTATCAAAGTAAACGCTATTGATAACGATTATACAGATACTGTTGAGACTATTTGCTTTGGAAACACAGATGGGTACCTCTATCAACTAGATACAGGTTCTTCTTTTGACGGGGATGATATTGAAGCTATCTACGAGTCCCCTTTTATGCCTATATCTGACCCCCAGATGCGCAAGACTTTTTACAAGAATACTTTGTATATAGACCCTCAGGGTTCAACAAATATTTCTGTATCTCTGAAGTTTGATTTTGATAGAAGGCCAGAAGACGGTGTAGTTCAACCCGCAACACAGACTATTTCAAGTACGGGTAGTCAAGTTTTTTTCTTTGGTGATCCTACCTCTGTCCTTACACAAACTACAGCCTTTACAGCTGAAGCCTCTCAAACAGACTTCGTAACTCAGGATGTTCCTTACACAGTGGGAACAGATAAAAACAAAGTGACAGTAACTGTTAACGGAACAGAGACAACAAACTTTACTGTTGCGAGTGTAGCTGATGGTAGTAACTACGATATTACAGTTACACTTAACACAGCCGCAAGTGAAGGTGACGAAGTTTTTGTAGTTCTTATCCCGCCTTCTGTAACACAGGCTACAACATTTGGCGGTGAACTAGACAAGGTTTATAACCTTAACGTTATTGGATCAGGAAAAACTGTTGCTTTACGTATTAGTGACAACTCAACAAACCCAACATTTACACTGGACACAGCCC